CTCAAACTTTCCGAAGAAAAAGCGATTGAATTCATGGCCGAAGGCAAATTAGCCGATGGCACGATTGTGAAAACTCCATCCGCTTCATTCGAGGTTGGTGCTGAGGTTTACGTTGTAGGTGAAAACGGTGAAACACTTGCTCCCGCAGGTGAACACACCCTCGAAGATAACACTGTGATCGTTGTCGGTGACGATGGAATGATTGCAGAAATCAAAGAGGTTGAGATGAAGAAAGAAGAAGAAGAACTCAGCCAAGAGGATGCACTTGAAATCATCAAGTCGCTCAATGATCGTGTGACTGAACTTGAAACAAAACTCAGCGCGATTGAAGTTGAAAAGGACAGCGAAACGCAGGCACACGAAGCAACGAAAGAAGAACTTTCAGCCAAGTCAAAGGAACTCGCAGTACTGAAGAAGAAGGCGTCTGCCGATTCAGTGAAGGACGAAAAGTTCAGCACAAAAAAGAATAACGAAACCACCAACGAACCAAAGAAAGGTTCACGCGAATGGTTTCTCAAATACACAGAACAGTAATCTCACCAAAAAAAGCAAAATAAAATGCCAACAACTACTTCACTCACTACCACCTACGCAGGAGAATTGGCCGGTGAGATTCTTGCACCCGCACTGACCGAACTGAAATCACTCGATTTCGTAACGGTAAAACAAAACGTTCCTTACAAGACCGTAGTTCGCACCATCACAGATAGCGTGACGTTCGAGGCCGGTACTTGTGACTTCACCCCAACGGGCACGATCACACTTGCCGAGCGTATCTTGACACTCGAAGAGTTTCAGGTTCAGCGTCAAATCTGTAAGAAGGATTTCTTCACAGACTGGTCAACTCGTGACGTGATGTCTGGCCGTGTGAATGCCGAAATTCAGGCTGCAATCCTTGAGCGATTGACAGGTGGTATCGCTGCGAATCTTGAATTGAATGTACTGTGGAAAGGTGCCAATGGCACAACAGGACAGTTCGATGGATTCGGTACGATCATCGACGCCAATGCAAACGGTAACGTGAACTTCGTTGCTACACCTGTTGCGTTGACAGTGGACAACATCATCTCAAAGGTTGATGCCTTGATCGCTGCAATGCCTATCGCGGTTAAGTCTGCAACTGAAAAGCCGATCATCTACATGAACCAACTCACATGGGAATTGTTCATGCGTGCGCAAATCGCAGCCGGCAACGGATGGTATGCAAATCTCGGCCCAGCGATGGCAGGTCTGAAGTACATGGGATTGTATGAGATCGCGGTTTGTCCGGGTATCGCAAACAATACAATGTATATGGCTCGTAAGTCGAACTTGTGGTTCGGCACATGGTTGACCAACCAGATGAATGAAATTTTCATCCTCGACATGAAAGAGAATGATGGCTCGCAGAATGTTCGTTACGGAGCGACGTTCTATGCAGGTGCGCAGATCGGATTGACTTCTGAAATCGCAGCCTACGGACCTGGATTGTCGTAATCAACTGAATTCATAACGGGCGGCTAACAACCGCCCTAATACAATAAAAAAATGCCTTGTTTACTCACATCAGGATTCACATCTGACTGCCTCGAAGGTGCTGGCGGTGTGAAAGAAGTGTTCTTCCAAAATTGGGAAGATTTTTCTGCCGGTATTACCTTCGATGGAACGACCGGTGAAGTTGATGCCCTTCCCGAAGCGACATTGTACCGTTACGTTCCACTCAAGAACTCGGCATCATTTACCGATGCTTCGGTTCCATCACAGGAGAACGGAACACTGTTCTTCACACAGACAGTGACACTTCGTTTATCTGGTCTTTCGATGGCAAAGCGCAACGAGATTTTGAATCTTTCAAAAGCTAAAGTGATCGCATTCGTTCGCACAATGCAGGATCAGATTTGGATCATCGGTCGTCAAACAGGATTGTACTTGTCAACAGGTCAGGCCGCAGCAGGTCAGGCTCGTGGTGATTTCAACGGTTATGAAATCACAATGACTGCCGACGAACCACTTCCGGCAGAGAAACTCGAAAACTTTACATCAGTTCCATTCGACAACTTCGCAGACATTACAGTATCGCCCGCGTATCCAGGCGTATCGTGATCGTAGATTATGGTTATTAAGTGAAAAGGGTGGGTATTTGCCCACCTTTTTTTTTGAAATGATAAATCTTGTAACAAATACAGCCAATCAAACAGCGTACTTCACGCTCGATGAGGCACGTCAATACTTCAGCGAAACATTCACGCACTACCTTGTCATCATTACACGGACAGAGAATCAACCATCGGGCGAAAATATTGCTCAGGTTCCGACGATCTTAGAAGATAACGCCCGTTATACTTCGCTCAGACTTACAACAGTTGGCCTACATTCAACAGGTCAATACAATTACGTTGTGTATGGTCAGAACTCAAGCTCCAACCTTGATCCCGAGAATGCTTCGGTGGTTGGTTTACTCGAACGTGGCATGGTTACGATGACCGATAACACGACTATCTTTGTCACATTAACACAAGAAATTGCAGATGACTACCGATCCTAAGCAAATCAACCAAATCACCCGAATGAACTTCGAGGTATATACTCCGGTATCAACTAAGGAGAAGATTGATCGTTCCGGTTGGTTGAATTACGGTGATCGCAATGATTTCCCGAACTATCTTGTGGAGATCAAGCAGTCGTCACCTGTTCACGGTTCGCTCGTGCGTAGTATCGCTGACATGGTAGCCGGAAAGGGAGATCAGTCAGGAACATTCACGCCCGAAATGATCGGTAAGATTTCCAACGATCTGATTACTCAGGGAGGGTTTTATCTTGAGGTCATTTATACTATTGACGGCACGAACATCAGCAAGGTTAATCATCTTCCGTTCTGCAATGTTCGACTGTCGGTTAATGAATATCTTGAGATTGATGGAGTGTGGTATTCCCGCGACTGGTCACAGTATAAAAAGAAAGGATTTGAGCCAAGATTCATCGACTTATTCAACACAGGTGCACCCGAAAAAAGTCGTCAGTGCATCATCTGTTTTGAACCTACCGATGGAGTAGAAAAATACCCAAAGCCTGACTATTGGGGTGCGATTAATCACATCGAAACGGCTCGGCAGATTGGACTATATCATGCCAATTCATTCTTGAATGGCCTATTCCCTTCCTTCATCATCAACATGAGAAACGGCATTCCTGATCCTGATGAACAGAATCAAATCATCATGGATTGGGAGGGCAAACTTTCGGGAGCGAAGAACACAGGAAAGTTCATCATCACGTTCAATAATCCAGGCTCGGACAATTCACCTGAGATAACGAGCTTCCCGATGACTGAAGCCAACACTTCGTATCTTGAACTATCATATCGCCAATGCACCGAGCAGATATTCATTGCGCACCGTGTGACTACTCCGCGAATCTTCGGGGTTGCAGACAGTGGAAACGGCCTTTCTTCAAACACAGACGAGATGCTTGTCGGTTTGAATATCTTCAACGCTCAGGTGATCGAACCAAAGCGTAGAATGATCGAAACGACGCTTAATAAGATCACCGAATTCAACAGTGAACCCGAAGTTAAGATTACGTCGAATGAGATCGTGTTGAAGCCGGGTGAAGCAGTGGGCGCACAAGCGGAAGAGGGTGTTGATGTTGCGGCAACAGCACTGAATGGAGCGCAAATCGCATCGCTTGTTGAAATTATTATACAAGCGTCCACGGCAATTATTCCGATTGAAAGCGCGAAAGCAATTATTACCGCATCATTCCCGACACTTACTCAGCAGCAGGTTGACGATATATTCACGGGCGTTGTGCCGGGCAGTGTCAACCCTGCTGAAATTGCACTTCGAGCGATGCGAATCGTGATGAATAAAAACAAATCCGAACTCGATAAATTCATCGAACAGGGTGAAGCTACACCCGCAGGTTATATCCTCATAGATTCATTCGAAGTGACAGACGATGACGATGATCACACCGATAAACTCAGGTCGCTGCACTTTACATCAACAGGAACGGCACGTCCTAACTCAAGATCGGAGCAAGATGAGAGAATTGACGATAAGTTATTCATCACCCGTTACCGGTATCGTGGCGAATTGAAAACAGACACACGGGAGTTCTGCCGCAAGATGCTTTCATCGGATAAACTCTACCGTAAGGAGGATATTTTGCAGATGGAAAACAAAGCGGTGAATCCCGGATGGGGGCCTGAGGGTGCGAACACTTACAATATTTGGTTCTACAAAGGCGGTGGAAACTGTCACCACTTTTGGCAAAAGGAAGTTTATGTGAGTGCAGAGGGTGCAGGTATTGACGTTGAAAATCCAAACGCTCAAGGCATCGCAGTTCGCAAGGCTCAGGCTGCCGGATATGTAGTCAAAAATGAAAAGTTAGTCGCTCAGCTTCCTGTCGATATGCCTAACAACGGATTCTTACCAACAAACCCTATCTATGGCAATTCCTAATAAAACAATACTCGCCCCACTTACCTACATTAAGAAGGTAACGCAGATCAATTCGCCCGTTGATGATAATATCATGAGCGCGGCGGCATACATCGCACAAGATAAATGGGTGAAACCATACCTCGGTGATGCACTGTATGACAAGATCGTTGAAGATTCAAACGATAATTCAATCACCGGTGACTACTTGATACTTCGCGATCATTACATGGTTGATGCAATCGCATGGTGGTGCTATGTTGAAGTGTTGCCACACCTTACATACAAGATCGACAACGCGACAATCGCCCAGCGAGTAAGCGACGACACACAGCCTATCGACAACACGACACTGAACAGACTGATCGACAACGGAAGGCACAACGCTGAGTATTACACAAAGCGATTGAGCGAATACTTGTGTGAAAAGTCGAGCCTATACCCCGAACTGAACACGAACACAGGCTTCCAACGTTCTGCACTTGCTGAAACTAAGTCGATGCCCGTTGTCATGATCTCATCAGGAAACAGCGCATCCGGCACACGCGGGGCGGTACCTCGTAATTGGATTAACAGAATGCACAGATACCTATGAGGCAACACAAAGACACACTCGAACGAAAGAAAAACCTTGTCGATAAGCTCGTGCAGTATCGTCAGATGCTCATGAAAAAAGATAAATCAAGTAAAATCAAATTGAAGAAATAGTTATGTCTTATCATCATTCAAATTCAGATTCAATCTTTTCATTTATCACCGGAATGATCGTTCAGATAGTTGGAATGATAACCTTTGAAACATTTTGGATCCCGCTTTGCCTTGCATTTGCGGGTGGATTCTTAGGTTTAATCGGAAAGAAACTTGCTGAAATTGCAGTTGGAAAGGTTCAGCGGTGGATTATGCCCAAGGGTAGGCGACGTAGGGCTTGATTTCATCTTCGGGTGAACGTGCGGAAGTGAAATTTAAGACATACATTTTTGTTTATTTTTGACAAAACTTAATAATATGCCAGTCACAAAAAAACCAACATTTCTTTCCGAAGATGTAAGTATGGAAGTCTTAGTTCACGGAGACAATAAGCCCGAATTCCTACTGCACTTTGTCAACGCGGCGTACATCTACCGAGTAGCCGAGAGTATCGAACACCGAAATATGTGTTGTGTGTGGATCAATGGAGAAAATGAAGAGGCCCCGTTGATAGTAAATGCCCTCGTGAGTGATATGTATGTGGCATGGGTTGATGCGAGGAAGAACATCTACTTGAACCAAATCTCCCTTAACCAATGAAACCTATTGATGTCTGTGTTGAGTATCGGAGAAAATTCCCTGATACTCCTACGCTAACGTTGGCAAAAAAGATTTGCAAAGATCATCCCGCGCTGTATGTGAATGTTGAGAGTTGCAGAAGTGCGCTGCGCGGATTGGAAGGAAAGGCAGGTAAACGTATCAGGCCTGAATTACTTAAAGAGTTCAAGCGTCAGGCAAGGCCGTATAACCCGTTCTCAGATATCCCCCAATCAGGATCAACAGACAGAAAACCCGTAACTGTTGAAGGTAGCAAAATCCTTTTTTTATCTGACATTCACTTCCCCTACCACAACGAAGAAAGCCTTATCACTGCGCTGAATTACGGCAAAGATCATGATGCTGATTGTATCTATCTCAATGGCGATATCATAGACTGCTATCAGTTGTCATCGTTTGAGAAAGACCCCAAGAAAAGAAGGTTCAGCCAAGAACTTGCACAAGTCCACAAGTTTTTTGAGATACTTAGGCGTGAATTCCCGAAGGCAAACATCTATTTCAAAGAAGGAAATCACGAAGAAAGGTATTGGCGATTCATGAGAATCAAGGCTCCCGAATTACTCGACATCGAGGCGTTTACATTAGCATCACTTCTGAAATTATCAGAGTACAATATCCAATACATCGCAGGGCGAACTAAGGCGAATATTTCCAACCTTTCCGTGTTTCATGGCCATGAGTTCGGGAATTCTGTTTTCAGCCCCGTAAACGTCGCCCGTGGCCTTTATATGAGGGCAAAGGCGACATCTATTTGCGGACACAGCCATCAGACATCAGAACACACAGAACGCGACGTTAACGACAAGATGATTACAACGTGGAGTGTCGGTTGTTTGTGTGAACTTTCACCCGATTATTCACCTTACAACAAGTGGAATCATGGTTTTGCATTTATCAAAACAAACGGCAGTGATTTTCATGTTCAGAATATCAGAATTTACAAAGGACGAATAATATGAGTAAACCTAAATTCATGGAACGATTCAAGCAAAGTGGATTTGCTGAATTCGTACGCGACAAAGTGAAACCTGTAGCGGGTGACGTTCTTGACATCATCGGCGACGTTACCGGTATCGAAGCGGTTGAACGGGTGGGTGAAATGCTGAACAAACGAAAGGAAACAGA